CGGGCGAGGGAAACGCCGACTTGAGCGATTGATTGACCGGTGGCGGAGAGCATCTTTCTCATGTCGCCACCAGAGGCTTTTTCTATCTTACCAAAAACTGAGTTTTTATATGCGTCTGTTTTCAACATCACCAAGCCGGTGATACTGCTGATTTTGCTGTCGATGCCGTCAAGAGTGCCGTGAAGATCTTTGTTAAACTTGGCATGCTTAGCCAGCTCGCGACTTTGAATCTTGAGCATGGCAATTCTTTTATCGAGTTCTTCGTTGTGCTCGACGGCCTCGCCGGTCTTGTCGTACGCGTCCTCAAGCTCTTTAACATTTGCCGCCAGCAGCTGCTGCTGGAAGTCCAGGTCTTTGTTCTTGGCGTCAAGGCGTCTTTGGAGGATGTTTTGTTCTATAGCATTTTGTTGCTGGATGTGGCTGCCCAAGGCCTGTTGCCTTTTTTCTTTTAGCTCGACGACCTCCAGCTGCTTTTCTAAGATACCCAAAAGATCTTTTTGATCTTTGATTTGTGCTCCCATGTCCGCGATTGATGACTCAGACACAGCTTGGCCTAGGGCGGCCTTCGAGGCTGCTTCGTCGAGAGGTGATTCGCCCGTATCTGCAGTTCCCTTCTTCGTACCCACAAGCTTTTCAAGTGCTGTTATAAGCCGACTTAGTTGTGCATCGTTGACCGCCATCTAAAAAATACCTATTTAACTGGCCACCTCAGGCCTGTAACTTTCTCAAAAGCCGACACGGCGCGAGTGAGCATGCTAGCATTACGATGCGTCCTCGCATCTGCCAAACCATGCTTTATATATGCATCCATATATTTCTTTTCGCTCGACAAGGCTCTGCCAAAAGCTTCAACTTTTCTTTTTTCGCCTTTGATCATTGCTGTTATAGGGGCATTTCCAAACATTGAATCCAACATATAACGAATTTGTGCACCCATGAGCATCAATTTGCTCTCATTCATGGCGTCCAGATCTATAACTATTTGCTTGTCTTCCATAAAATTTATCCTCTAACTAAGTTAATTAGTTATTTATACAAAAAGAAAGCCGCTACTTGAGCGGCTTTCTTTATCTAGACCTCGACTTTGCTTTCTGATTTGCCTCATTAGCTGCAGCCTTTTCTTTTTCCTTTTCTTTGCTAAGGCGCTCTAGAAACCACTTTCTCAAACCCACTGGGAGACTGTATGCCTCAGTAAAGCTCCAGCCGCCATAATATTTTAGCAAAAAGAACTGTTCGTAGACTTGTTCAATATATTCATCATTTAGGCCAAAAAAACTCCGCAGTAAGCGGAACCTCCACGTCTGATGTCTCTCCACAAAAGTTACAGAAAAACTCTTGGCTCAAATCATAGTTTGGCGTTAGTTTACTGTAAACCGATCGAAAGTGACGGGCGTCAGCTGCCGGCATGCTCATGACAAATTGATTAATTTGGCCGCGGTCTGTAACACCATTGAGAGTTACGATTGCGCGCTTCATCTGCTCTGTCAGAATTGAGTCGCCTAGATGACCTAAGAGCTTTTGCTTTTTGCGACTTTCCACAACCTTTGAAAGATAGTTCTCGTCATCGCCAGTTAACAAGCGAACTTGAGCCAGGACCTGGGTTCTCGGCAAAACAAACGCAAAAGTAACATCGTCAACCCTAGTAAACCCTTCTATCTCTGGCTCATCGATTGAATCGGGGTGGACATTTTTGCCTGCGGCCAAGTTAAAACTAAAGACCGAAGCCTCGTCGCAGCTTGGACATGAAATCTTAGCTGAATAATCAGCACCGTAAGCCAGCATTCTGGTCATGACCAAAATAGCATTTTTATCGCCAATTAAAAGATCGGAAACTTTTATCCTCTTGTCAACAACAAGTGATTGAAGCAGACGATCAATAGCGATGCCTTTCTTGAGCAAAGTACGAGAAGTCAAAATCTCCTCGTCTTTTGCTGTCATATGGCGGATCTCTATAGTCTCTTGCCCGTGCAAAGGATGGTCCTCTGCGTAAAACATGCCCCTAGAAGGCAAGTCAACATGCTCCGTAGGAACGACAAAAGTCAAGCCAACTGGGTTGTCAACTTGACCGGTCGGTTGAACAGCTGCGACGGGCGCCTCTTGTGCGGAGCTGGCGCCCGTCCTGTTCTTATTATTTCTAGCCATTTATACCTCTTTGTTTTAAATGATTTTTAGCTATTAGCCGACGATTAGTTACCGACGATTAGGGTCCCCGGCAAAGTAGAGAATGCTTGCGGCTTCGTCCTGACCAGGCCGGTCAAGTTGTGGGCATTTAGCTTAGCGTAGTCATATCTCATCGTCATGGTGATCTCAACAAGATCGTCGCTGGTGTAATCCAAGTCGCCAAACTTGACTTCTTTTAACCATGCATTATAGAGCATCCACTCTTCTAATACTTCACCGCCTGTAGCGAGGGGCTCGCCGGTCGAGTTACCGCTCTCGCCGCCGGCGAACTGATCTCCAAGCATCTGGATTCTTATGTCACCCAGGGCCGCGACGGCTGCGCCTTTGGACATGGTGATGACATCGCTAGAAGTCTCAGGAGGGAAATAGCCACTATTAATCAAAATATCATAAACGCTCTGGGTTGTGTCAGGAGATCCTGGATCGACAAACGTAACATCAACAGTGTTCCACTCGACGCGGCCGGGGTAATAAAACTTATGATTGATGTAAGTATGCTCACTCTCAGAAACTGAAAAAGAAGGCTTTGTAACTTTCTTTGCCACCCAAGGCTCAAAGCCGCCGACATAGACTAGAAATCTATAATTTCTTTTGGGCTCCGGCTGCCCTAAATTTGTACTTGACCAAAATGCCATCTGAGTGATCTCCTGTTTGTACCCTATCGTACTGGTGTATTGTAAATAGTAGGACGATTATAAATTCGTCCCGTGTTTTTGTTAGTCATCGAAGGCAGCACCTTGATTCGTAATGTTGAAGTCGATTGCAATGTACTCAATCGATTTCGCTGGCTTCAAGAAAATCTTAGCGTATAGCACGTTTCTGTCAACCAAATCTGGCGTCGTAGTTGTATCGTCCAAGACTACTCGATAGTCTTCGAGGCCCATGCCAGCTTTCACGCTTTTCAAGAACGGCTCGACCTGGCCAGTAAATCGGTTCCAAGTGACCTTGCTATTCTGGTCAAATAAAACGCTGTTCGCAATTCTTGATATCTTCTTCTTAAGGAAGATGAGCAGTCTTCTGACATTTACCCTGTCGAGCGCGCTCGGTGTCGCTTGAAGCGTCTTCTGTCCAAACACGACGAGACCTTCGGATGGGAACGACGCGATTGGATTAATATTAGCATCGTACAAATCATCTCTGTCCTTCTTCGAAAGCTTTTGCGTGACGTTCACAACAGGCAGACCTGCTGCGCCCTGAGAAAGGCCACCGCGGTTGAAACCAGCTGGCGCGAACCAGACGCTTGATTTTCTCTCAGAGTTCGACATGACACCCAGAGCTATTACCGAGGGCGGCATGAACAGCTTGTTGTTTGATAGCTTGTCGACGATCTGCACATATGGGTAATATGCTGCAGCAAAACTAGAATCAATATTTCTATCTTTCATCAGCTTGACCGCGTTGTTAACGTCGCCTAGGCGTGCCTTGTAGCTGGTTACATCCTCTGCTGCCGGCGTGTAATCAGACTCGACATCGATAATTGCCATGGCGTCGGCGCGGGCCTCAACAGTGTCGATGAGGTGCTGCGTCAGCGTTGCCGACCTGATATTTGGCGCGACAGCGAGGTTGTATTCGACATCTTCTGGATCTGAACATATATCGATGGCCTGCTTTACAGTATTGTAAGCGTAGGATGACTTTTCAGTCTGCCCATTAACGACATGGTGGCCAAAGGGATCCTTTTCTCTAATGTTCAAGCCATCGGAGCCTCCGAATAATGGGAATGTGAATGCATCAGCGCCATACAGAATCGTCGCCTCCCAGCCTGTCCTGGTTAGCGCGCCCTTCGTATGACCGTCTTGATCCGCTGAGATCGACAAGCCAGCTATACGGGAGCCCGAAACGTACGCATGACTCACGGTATCAGATACCCCCAGAGCATTAGACCCTGAGATGACGTCATCAAGCGTAAATATATGAGGGATCTCAAGATTGGCGCCGAGAGAGCCCTCGTCAGAAAAGACCATCTCCGCGCCGTCCGAGTTCAGCAGGCGGTCCGGAAGACCCCTCAGGAGATCGACCATGCTCTCATCATAGAGGCTGCTGGCTGAGCGATGAGTCCTCATGCCATGGAAGGCAGTTGCATTTGAAGGCAATGGGTTGTCCGAAGAAGAAAGCCTCATGGCGATAGTGGGGAACAAGAACGACGCAGTAAGATCGTGGGTGCCAGATGTTGTTGTGACGGCTCCAGTTAAATGGTAAACGGCATCGGCGAACGATCGCAACGGAAGATCGGTGGTGCCGGCATTGGTGTAAGCGGTACCTGCGCCGGTGGCGCCGTCCGGGGTGTGGCTGTCGCCAAAGACTTGGAACTCGCCGATGGATGGCCCGGATCCGGTGCCCACAAGGGAAAATCCCTTGAACCTTGGGGGGCCATAGAAGCCAAAAGGCGCCATGGCGGGACTCGGCGGGCCTGAGTCTTCGATATCCGCATGCATCTCAATACGAACAAACTCAGATGCGTTATCATACTGTCCGTACTCTTTGTTCCGGCCTTCAACACTATCGAACTCAATGTACTTATCGCCAATTCTACTGGCAATGTAATTCGCTGAATTGGGATTCAAAGTCAGATTTGTATATCGCTCTACCTCGCGAATCTTGCCGTCGTTGTCGCTCAGCATTCTTAATGATAGCGTAAACGTCGACCATGGATTCGCATTGTTTTTAGGCGCTCTGATGTTTTCGATGCTTGCCTTGAGGTTGTGCATTTCGTACGAGCCTGCGCCGCGAGAGTGAAGCTTGAAGAGCTTTGTTTGTGCGCGGGCATTAAATGCAGAATACGCGCCCATGTCCTGGCTGATAACCCAGCCAGACTGGGCCGGGCGATGGGCGTACTTATTGTTACCGAAAGCTAGCGAACCATTCGACAACTGAAGAACGATGCCCAAACTGCCGCCGGCTGCTTCCACGTGACCATCGCCGCCGGTGCCGACGGTGTCTTCTAAGAACTGGTCATATGTTTCGCCCAGCCAATAAGCTTTGGCCGCTGTGGTGACACTTGCATTCGTTGCGGCCGGATTTGTGCTCATAACCTCTCGAATATATTCTTGGCTGTTTCTATCAAAGTTGACAGCAAACTTCTCCACATCCACACTAGGATCCGTGCCAGATATGACTTCTAGAGTAAATGTGTGATTGCTGCCCTGGCTGTACATCATCACGCCTGCAGAGGCCGTCGTTTCGGAGCACACCACGGCTGCCGAGCCGCTGGCGCGCACGGTGCCAGACAATCGCAGGGCAGAGCCGCTGTTGCAGTAAACTATTGCAGCCAATGCGCCGGTGGAGGGCGTCAGGTCCGCGCCGATGGTGGCATCTGTAGAAGATGAAGCACAAATAAACAAGCCGTAAGCGCCGCCTTGGTGAGCGATGCCTTGCGCGGTGGCAAACTGCTTTTCCGTTGCCCAGCCAGCATATCCTGCTGTGGCCGCCTCTGAGTGTTCTTCGCCAAGGAGACGCACAACAGTGATAGGCGAATTATTCTGCAACCAGGCTTGTGCTGCATATGAAGCATAAGTGGGACTTGTGAGGATGCCGGCACCGTTTCTCCAGACATCCTGCGGGGGGATACCAGCGTTTGGTGTGCCAAACTTTTCAATAAACTCCGAAAAAGAGTCGACTCTGACAGGGCGCATGGCTGGGCCTCTGCGAGTGGCGCCAATAACCAGCGGGCCAATATTGGCCGGGCTGGCTGGCAAGGCAGAATTATCAATTTCATTGATGAAAACGCCTGGTGAAATGAATTTATACTTCTTGACGGACATATACGTGCTCTCCTTTAAAGGCAAACCTAAGTTTTCTCTATTAAATAGTGTTAAAAAAGTCGAATAGTAATTTTACTTAGTCTCTATAGTCTGTTAGACGCCCGTCTACGACCATTTCCGGCGAGTCCCCAGTAATTACCCTTTCTCTGCCTATTTTAACGGTAACAAAATTTTGCCTAGTTTCTATTTTTGGGAGATCGTCATTCTTATCATCTCCTATAATATATCCTAAAACTTTAAAGTTTAATTTGGTCTCATATTTTCTTTCTTCCTGAGCCAGAGAAGAAACGTTGTTATTGGCGCTATAACTGTCCTGTAAAAACAGCTCATAAGTATGACCATTGTGATGTAAAGGAACATAGCTTATGCCCAACCCAGCATTGAGAAATGGAGTTGTCATTTCGTTCATTTGCTGCAGATACTCAGATCTAATGCTTATATTATATTCAACATCGATATACATTGGCATCGGCACAGTGATCGTTTCGTATACAACTTTGGTGTTTTTAAATTTATTTGTCGACTGGCCGTAAAGACGCTTCGATACTGCATTGGCGTTGTCGCTCGTCTTATCTGCAACAATACGACGAGCAATTTCAATCCGACCACGCTTGCCGTCGCCGGGCTGGGCTATGTTACCAAAAACGCCGCCTTTTCTCGACATGTCCTTGTTTATATTGGTTCTCTCAATCATGATTGACGGTAATATAAAAACGCCGTTCGCATCTCTTAAGTCCGGATTATTTTTGACTTGGAAGGAGCGCTCGGCTGATACCCACGTCACTGGTACCTCTTTTCGGCCGGTATTCGCGTCAACATATATATTCAGAGATTTTATATAATTATAAAGAGCTGTGTCGATATCCTCCAAGGTTGAAGGGTAAATTATATCCTCTTTAACGACAGAGGGATCATCAACTTCTGTGTAGCTGTAATCTTTTTCTTTATTGTAGCCCATTGAACGTCCCCTCTCGTGCCCTCACACACTTCGCAGATATCTCATAGCGATGATCGACCTGGCCAAATAACTGCTTAGGCTCAGATAAAGTGACAATCTCATATATAATGTCGCCATATTGCACGAAGTCGCCGGTTCGAACAAACAAATCTTGATCTTCCGTTAATCTTCTCTTGTGAAAATGAATAGTTATCTCAGCGTCTCTGTCCATGCCGTAAGCCTGGTGGTTGGTTTGATATGACTCCCACTCTACCAAAGCGTAAACTCTTATCGGGGGCGCAAAGGCCTTGGAGATCGACTCGCCATAAATCGGATGAAAGTTTGAAGCGTCGATATCAATTGGGTAGTAAACAACCTGCTGGCCGACGACGCGCTCAATAATTTCATCGTTAACTTGTTTTACTAAATCGCGCTCTTTCTTGTTTATAAAAAGAGGCGGTGGTGGAGCAGTAGGTTGTGACCATTTGTTTTCATTCGACATTTATTTACCCAACATATATGTTATAAGGAACATTCTGCATGATCTTGTTTGTATTATCCATCATCTCAGAGTCGCTAGCAACCAACTTGGGATATGTAAGCTCGTCAAGCACAGTTTTAAGCTCCTCACGGAGGGCATTTTGTTCCTCTTTGGCTTGGGACAATAATTCGGAATGATTTAATGTTACACTTTCTCCTGGGATTGGTATTGTCGCGAATTTACCTCTAATTTGCCCTAACATCTCTTTGCATAGAGATAGTGCGAATCTTCTAATCCATTGTTTGCCAATACTATTGATGCTCTTGTAGGGAAGATTGCCAAACGGCAAGGTATTTAAGTTATTGACGCCCTCTGTGCCTGATGCTCGCGATGACTCACTCTCGTCCCATGGGTCAGTAGCCAAGGTAAACTCCACGTAAAGATTATCTGGGCTGATATCCTGAGGCACAGGAAATAATCTCAACTTGTTATTTTTAATTTCGTATGAATAGTGAGAATTTCTTGTATAAATGGTGTCTTCGTAGGCCATGGCCTGCATTTTATTCTGCCACGCTGGAATAACCTCAAAAGTAGAATCATCTGCGTACATGCCATAAGTCGACAAGTTACCAATTGCATTAATGCCGCCATAGTATCCAAAAAACCTCCACATTGCGTGCGGCGTCTTGTAGTACACTCTGCGAATCGTAACCCTCTTGTCGCCAACCTTGTTGTAAAAAGCGCTAGTTGCGCTATCCGAGGAAGAGGAGATCATTGTCTGCAAGTCATAATCTTGTTGACCGGAGGTTAAGTCAATCGATGCAGAATATATATTTTCAGTCCCGCCGATGCCTGCTTCCATCGCAACTGTATCGCCAATGTGCTTGGCATAGCCCAGAGTAAACTTGGGCATACGCAGCTCGATGCTGGAACCTGAAAGTGGAGAATCGCTGGTGTGCATGCCATCATGATCAAAAGACCCAGTTGTCGCGCCGAGGGCTTGCCCAAGGGTGTTCTTCCCTTGGTGTATGTTGACGATATACGAATATTCTAGAACCGATTCTTCATAAGCTGCAAAAATGTTTTTTTGAGTTATCTCAATATCTAAAACATCACCACCAAGTTTACGAAATGTGTAGTTTACTTGATCTATGGCGCCTGAAACAAAGTTGGCATCGTAAAGATCGGATCCGGTATCGGCGTATATGCCATATGGATAATTTGCTACTGTTGCAGCGTCAGATGTGCTACCAGTTTCAGGTAAAATATTAGTTGGCGCCGTTTGGGACGGCCTTAAGGTTGGTAGCGACATTCATGAGATCTCCTAGAATGTAATTAGTTTCTAGAAGCTCATTTCGCCGGCTTGCTTTTTTTCTTTGGCTTTGCAGCGGCTTTTTTTCTCCAACTCTTCTTCGGTGCGGGCTTCGCTACTTCCACAACTTTCTCAATAACCTCAGCTACTTCCTCAACAGCCGTTTCAACAAGGGCTTCCACCACTTCTTCTTTTGCCTGTTTAATTTGTACAGTTTCTTCTTCGGTAATTACGCCGTCAGCTTCAGCTTCTTTTATGACGCCTCGTAGGCGATTGTAAGTTTCTCTTACAGAGGCATACTTTTTAGCATATTTTGGACTATGAAGTCTCTTTTTACGTTTACCCATTATAGGTCTCCTTGGTTGATAATAAATAGTGTGAATATAACAAAAAACCCCTTGTCTGTAAAAGAGCAAGGGGCTTTGATGTTGTGGATATTAGGGATTAGCCTTGTACACCAGCGTCCGCACTTATATCTAGTGTGACTCCATTAACATAATATTTATTACCATCACAAATAAATTCATAATGGGTTCCACCTTTAGCCTCTCCGTTAATCTGAAGGTAGTCAGCATTTTCATCTAGTAGATATTGCCCCGCGTCTGCCTGGGCTTCGCCAACCAGGATGGTTATTAAGTCAGCAACAAAAGTTGATGCCCCGGCTGCTCTAACCTTAATAAGGCAATTGTCGCTACCAGCATCCAAAACTGTGGTTTTAACGATAAATTTGCACCACCAGCCAGCACCAGCTTCAGATGGGTGCGGAAGGGAGTGTACCATGGTCTCACTGTAATCAGTACCATCCAACATGAAGACGGTGCCGCACGCGGCGGGTTGTATCGAGGTTGCGGTGGTTGTCAGCGCTTCAACCTTCTTTCTATCTGCTGAATATCTTCCTAGTTTACTCATGTTCGTTTTCTCCTTTTAAAAAGGCGCCTTGCCTTATCAATCATTATAAATAGTGTTTGGATATCATAAATACCAAAATAAAAAACCCCGCCAAGAGAAACCTCAAGGCGGGGCTAGTTTGTTGGCTATCTAGCTATTAGCTTGCGCCAGCTTCACCAAGGAGTCCGCGTACAACCACGAGGCCATACATATCAGGTCGGACCATCTTCTTGGCGTAGCGGGTCATGACTCCCTTACGGGGCACGAAGTCCTCTACACCAAAGATGGTGGGAGTGACCTGTAGCGGGACGTAAGGAGCGTAAACATATCCGCTCTCCAAGAAGCTTCCGCCCTTGCGGCCAACGAGGACCACGTTGCGGGGGAAGTAAGGATCAACCCAGACATCCCACTTGCGGCTTAAGCTACCAGCCTTGACAGTGCCGATATCACCCTTGTTAGCGTCGGCAGTAACGTTAGCACGGAAACCGGACGTGAACTCAAGGATATTGGCGACCTCGGGAGAAGTGACGAGGAACGTCGCTCCACCGCGAAGTGTCTTTCTGTGGATCTGAGCCGAAACATCATTGACCGTCTCAATGAGGGTCTCGTACCACTCGCTTACCGTACCAGTGAAGTCCGGAGCTGCGGCGGTTGCGCCAAGCTCTGCACCGGTAGTGCGGTTAACGAATAGACCCGGGGCACGTGACCAGTAGTACGTACCAGCCTTAGCGCCCTGAATGAGATCGTTGAGGATCTCACGATCAACCTCTAGAGCAATCTGCTCGGAGAGGAGCGAAGTAAGCTCAACCTCAGCGTCGAGGTTGTGATAAGCATTGAGATCCTGAGCAAGCTCGGGAGTCCACTTTGCCTTGAGCTTCTTGGTCATCGCAGTGACAGGCACTGAGTCGACATTGAGGTCGATCTCGGGGATGTCAACGTTAAGACCAGAAGTGCCAGACTTAGTATCAGGCGAGCCTTCCAACGGGAAGTTAGAGCCACGAACATTACCAAGCTCGACATTTGCAAAAAGGTCAGCGACAGGATAACTAGCAACACCAAGCTGATCCTTGTCGGCGCCGACTTGGAAATCATCACCTTCAAAGTTAATATCGCCGGCGGCAGAGTCCACGAGAACGATACGAAGACGATCCATCACAGCGGTGCCTGCTGAAGAAATCAGCTGAGTTAGGCGACGTACGTGAGACGTCGTTGATAACATGTCATTGACGGCTCCGCCAGAATCGTCGAAACCACGAATCTGGCCGGAAGCCGTTTGGAGTTCGATCGCAATTAAGTTATCTCTATTCAAGGTAGACGAAATCGAATCAAAATCGCAATCTAGAACCTGGATCTTGTAAGTTGAATTTGCCAAAACGTCGGGATCCCACTTGATAAGCTTCTTCTCTGCGTCCGTAAGAGCGCTAACAAGCTTGCCGTTGGTGGTGAGCTGCTCGGTGATGATGCCCAAACCAGCCGTATCGGCCGCGTCGACAGAACCAGTCGGTGAAGAATAGCCGGTCTGCAGGCCGTAAAGACCTCCGCCGGACTCCAAGATATCAGTGACACCGCCAGTCAGCTGCGAGCCAACCACGCCGCCGCCGTAAAGCGATTGATTGGCAGTGAGCCCAGCCGTGCCATCAGTGTACTGGAAGTCCATGAAGAAGATGAGGCCGGATGGCAAACTCATCGCTTGGACAGAAACAAGTTCGTTAGCAACGAGGCTACCGAAGACGCGGCGGACGATGGGGAATGCGACGGACGCAAAACCCTGGACATCGCCAGCTGCCATTGATGAAGCTTCCTTTAGAAGCTGTTTGGCCTGGTTCTCTAAGAGAACTGCCATTGTGTTTTTTGATTGATCATTCTCAAGACCCTCAAGAAGTCCTGTGCGTTCCCACTTTTCTAATAGGGCAGCACCTTCCTTCTGAAGAGATCTCTCTTGAATGCCTTCTGTTAATTTATCGAGTACAGACATTTTAAGATTCCTCCTTGTTGTTAAATGAATTATTAATACCTGCTAGTATTTTCCAGCGATCTATTGCTGGGTCTTTTTTAAATTGCTGTCTTTCCGTATTACGTCTAGACATAATCAAAGTTGAAGTCGTTTTGTTAACTGCCTCGCTCAACGATTGTGGCTGATTGGTGGTGCTGCCCGCTGCGCTCTGAAGTGTTTCAAAGATTATCTTTGCTTCCTCAACTGTCTTCGATTCTGACAATGCTTCGACAACTTTTTGTTTATGCCGCTCATTAATGGAGTTGTTTGTCAAAACCTGATTTGTATATAAAAGACGCGCGTTGGTTAAATTAGTCTCAACCAACTTATCTTTAGCCTCTTCTATAATACTAATGTATGTTTGTTTTTCTTTGTTGGAGTTTGATAGCGCTTCATTAAGCTCTGCAATCTTAGCTTCCAAACTTTCGTTCGTCTTCTCAAGACCTTCCGAGGCCTTCCTCATGGCAGCCATCTTCTCGCGACGTTCAGAGTCCTGCTCTAGAGCGAGAAGTTCTTCTTCTGCTAGCTCAACGACGGTGTCGGCAACCAAATTATGGCCCGGGCGGTGTGTGTCGACGCTAAGATCTACCGTAAGGTGCTCTTGAATCTCTGTGGAGTCGTCTGCAGATTGCTCACCTTCTCTTGCAGCCTCTTCGGGCGTGGATGAAAATGCGTCCTCTTCGACGAGTGTGCGGAGCTGATCGAGGTCTACGTCAAACACCTCTTCTAGCATGGGCTCTTCTCCAGTCATTTCTATTGCTGCAGCTTCTCGGTCAAAAGCCGGGGGCTCTGGCTCGCCGGCTTCAAGCTGCTTAAGAAGATCGTCGACATTAATCTCTATTTTTGTAGTTTCTTGGTCGTCCGGACACGCGCAAGCCTCTTCGCCATCGACGCTAGCCATGGGCAGTTCTGGCATTTCTGCCTCTGGCTCGGCCAGGGCCGGCTCTGGGAGGGGATCTTCCAACGCCATTTCTTCATCTTGTTCCAAGATGGTCTCAACAGCCTCTTTAATTTGGCTAGAATACTTTTCTAACAACGATGCCTCAGCTGACCTTACTGCAGCTTCCTTCAACGCAGTGGCATCAATTATGGCTTGATCAAGCATGTCTGACATATCACAACTCCTAGAGATTCAAATGTAAATAGTATATATTTTTGGAAAAAGACACTTTATATACAGCATGGCAAGGTAGCTATATATTGATGCCGGATCCAGAAATATATGTATCGGACATTCTCTCTGCGGGGATATTAGTCAATTCTGCGTATACTTGATAGCTTGATGTCACATTCGCGCCGGCGCCGACGTTCATCAAACAAACATGATCAGTTCGCACGCCGAAAGTGATCTTCTGTCCATAATTAGTAGTGCCTGTGACATACTGCAAGATATGTACATGTCCTTTTGAATACTGCATCGGTGCAGAATTAGCTGCACTAGTTCCAGTCAGGGAAAAGGTATTTTTGCCAGCTTTATCAGTTCCTGCGGCATCTTGCGGACTACCAAAAAACACCAACAAGTTGTTGGTAAACTCGTTGGTGCTGCTAGCAACAACGAACTTATTTGGGATAGTCTGAACAGTTACCGACTTGGCGACCCGCGGGAACTCAAATTTAATGATACTGCCGCTATTCTGCGAGGCCTCTAGGTACGAACAAGTTAAAAATGGCGTGCCGGCGGCCTGGTAGGATCCAACATGACCCAAACCAACTCCCGTTGATCCACCAAATATCGCCTGTTTTGTGGTTGCGTCTGTTGCCATTTTTTACCTCTCTCCGTTGCATGGGTTTCTCAAAGCTTCTGCTTTTTGAGCATTTCGCTTCTTTTTGAGCTTTTCTCTTCTTCTTTTCGTTGAGGGCTTCTCATAGAACCTCTTATCCAGGAATCTCTCAACAACTTTTTCTTTCTTACATTTTTTAATGAATCTTTTTATTAGTCTTGTCTGGTCGCCTCTGCAATCTTTCAAGCGAACTACAACGTTTGCGCTAGCCATTATTTACCAACTTGCTCCAATTATTACTTGCCAGCTTCATTATTCCAGCTATATCTACACCAGAATCTTTTGGTGAATAGCCAGACAACGGGTTGGCGCCTGATTTTGCTTCGGGAGGTATCTCCTCCACTCCACTAAATAGATCCACATTTCCAAAACCAACTGATTCATTTAATCTTTTAATTCTTTCTTGTCGTTGGGCTTCCATCTCTGTAGAGCGCCGGTCGAGATCTTGTTTCGTTGGTCGAGCCTTCTTGGGACTCTCTACCGTAAGGCCTTCGACAACAACTTTTTGTGTACTTAAGCCTTGCGCAACTTCTGTTACTATTCCAGATAAAACGCCCTCTTCAAAAATGCACTCTTTTATACACTCTTTTATAAGGGGTTTAAGTATTTTTTTTAATTCTGTTTTATTCATTACTAGCCTTTTCTTATATTTTTTTTAATCCTTAAGTATGTCTCTGATGATATCATTAATCTTTTGATCTCTGTTGCCAAGAGATTCATTCATTCCGATAGTTATGCCGGCGGGGGCCGTATTATTCCCAGTTGATAAGTACGCTCCGGGGGTGGAGGGCTCCGAAACAATATCAAAACAAATTAGTTGAAAGTCGTCTTCGACAATTGTCTGGCCATTGTGCTCTTTGACCGTACCTAGGCCGCGGGATGAAATACCTAATTTGACACCAGACTTAACCAATGCCTTTAGAATATTGCCGGATGGAGTATCGAGTACCTCGATCTTGCCAATAACGTCACTGCCCATAAAGTGCAGCTTGCTGACCAAATGACTTGCATTCTTTAAATTAATTACAGAACTCTCTGGATGGTCCAGCTCACCTAGGGCTCTTCTTTCTTGAATCGACCTCTGGTAAGCCTCCACTTCTCTTTGTAGCGTCGGCAAACGGTATATTCTTCCGTTTCCATTCTTAACGCCTGCTCTTTGACATACGCCAACGAGATAGACAGTACCATTATTGGCGCGATCGCGCTCAGATTCAGTCAAAACGTCTACGGGGCAGCGGCCCTCAGGGCATAGTTCAAAATATTCTTGTAAAAGTTGTTTAGCCATTGTATTGTCATCCACACAAAATGTATAAAAAAGCGGGGCTCACCCCCGCATGCTATAGCTGCCAGAACAGCATCGACGGACATCCGGCATGTTTTGCCTTCTCATTGTGAATCACCTCCTTGCGTCCTATTTATTTTCAATCCAAAATCATCTAAAATCATACTGAAAAAATAACTTGTTCCTGCAGAAATACAACCACATAAAAATGCATTTACTAAATTGTATTCAAAGTTAAATAGTTCTGTAAAGCTATTGATACTCCACAAAAATACTCCAACCCAAAAACCGACACAGAGAGGGCAATGAAATAAGACGCTCAGCTTGCCATCTTTGGGCCTTATTGGGTTAAAAATTGAGCCGTAAACTAAAATAAAAGTCATGCCATACGCGGCCAAAATAAAATATAATAAACTCAAAGCTGCCTCTTTTTTATCAAGCTCTATAAGTTGTCGTCGCAGAAATACCAAAAGGCATGTGGCCGGGCTGGATGGAACCCTTTTTCTCCCTGTGGTACTTTTGCGGATCAAAATCAGTCGACTCGTCAGGCAGAGGCGCCGCGAGGCGTTGGTCCTGCTCCTTCTCAAACGCTACCTCGAAGTCAATCTGAGGTCTCTCGTTATCCAAGAACTTGGCTATCGTTAAAAGCGCATGAGGGACAGGCTTGTAATCCGTAGACTCTAACAAATCAGCTTCAACGCTAGCATAAAAATCGCCGCCTTGTACAGTTTTTAAATCAATTATTCCCCTTTCAAAAAGGAACTTAAACAGTCGATTTTGGGTTTCATAAATGGCTTCGCCAAACAGCTCTTTAGCAAAAGCAACAATTCTCTTATCCTTTGTAATGACAATATCAATGTCGTTATGATCGAAAATCATAACATCGCCGCGGAGATTTCTCCTAGCTTTTAAGTCCAAAGTCTCAACAACCTTGGGGCGCTCGGGAGAGCTAACTTTGATTCTCAGAGCATCTGATCGCTTTTTGTTCTTAAATACTTTAATATTAATTGCCATTTTCTTTCATCTCGTGTGTTAGCTGCTGCAGCTTGATTATCTTCTCCACCAAACTATAATTAATCTCGTGTTCCCTGAAAGAGCCTAAAACTTCTAACAAGCTTTCTTTCTCGGATACATGAGATTCTAATATTTCTTTCTTTATTCTTCCTATTTCCTCGTTTAAGAACAACTTAAACTCTAGGTTGTCCCCAGGATCAGTAATAAAATGTCTTAAAACCTCCCTCTGCTCTCTCAAGAGGGCCTTGTTGTATTTCTCATTGAACTTCTTGAAGAAGGTCTTCACAACCAAGCTATCAACTTTGTGTCCTGGCTTCTCAAGCTGTTTGCTCTCCTTCGTCAGAAGGCCAATAACTTGGTTTTCTAAAAGCACTTGCTCTTTGGCATTGCCAGATTTGTTAAAAATCTGATATATCGTAGCAATATCTTTATATTGTGGAACAAAGTTGCCAAAAACGGAATTTCCGAGCTGTTTGTTGATCTTGTTGATTAGTGTATTTTGTTCATTAAATATTTTTTTTCGATCCAGGCTGCTGTACCTCTCTTTTGACTCGGACAAGAGGCTTCTGGAAAGGTTCTTATCGAAGCTTGAAGTCTCTAGAAGGCATTTATAGATCTTCAGCTCTCTTGAAAGCTCTCTTGACTTAGAGAAGCATTCTTTAATAATCTTCATCGCTGTCTTTTCTCTTCCTTTATCACTTTCAGCCACCGCCTTCGTGACTTCGCGAATAAGAGCTTCAAATAAAAAAGCTGTATTTCTTTTTTTATTATGTTTGAACTTCATCTTTATTGTCTTTCCTTTCCATGACTTCAATTAACTTCTTAATTTCAGCATTTGTTGTGAGGATTTCGTCTTCCACCTGAGAATAATTAGTCTCTATACCTTCCATTGTCATTTTGCCGATGCCAAGTAGCGGGGAATAGCCTTGTAAAAAGTTTCTGTCGACGGCCTTCACGCCAGAAACGCCTGACATAGCATGGGCTCTTCGACGTCGGGCGCCGGCGTGTCGATTATCTCCCTTTCCGCCATCTTTTGCCTGTTTCGGCAAATACCATTTTGAATTGGACTTATCTGTCGTAGTTACTTTTTTACCAAATATGCTCTTTCCAGTGACCTTTACTGGCTCGTCTCGCGACCCTTCGCCCTCGGGGGTTGCCAGGAGAACAGAATCGTTTTCTTCGGCTCCAGGCTCTTCATCGCCTAGACCGAGATCTGGCTCGCCCAGCGCTCCGGCGCCGAGATCTTCTCCTGGGCCAGCGCCTAGGGCGCCTAGGCCTGCTTCGTCTTCCGCGGTAATAGACTCGGCTGCTTTTTCCAGCGATGCTATCAGCTTCTTATCGTAGAACATCTCTTGGGTCATACGAACAAACTCTTTTTCAGAAAGGTTGAATAAGTTTTCTGCGACCCAGCGCTTAGAGAAGTAGCCCTCTGTGGCCGCAGAGGCAACTTCAAACTTGGTTCTCCAAGATTCCAGCTCTTGAAGCTGCGCTAGCTTTGATGGATTGTTAAGTTTGATTTGAAACGAAGTAAGATCCTTTCCGCGGTAGCCTCTCGTAAACAAATGGACAACACAAATCTTCTCCAGCTCAGATACAATTGAGCGCTGAAGTCTCTGGACTGTCCTTGCGAAACGAATATCCTTTTGAGCCAAAGTAGTCTTGTCCTCGTCGGCGCCGTCACCTCTAGAAAGATAACTAGCTGGAATCTTAAGGGCACTAAAGAGCTTATCTCTAAGATATTTAATATCATCGATGTCGCCGGTATATTGGCCCCCGGGGAGACTTTCAATCCTAGAATTCTGGCCGCCGCGGACGGGAACAAAGTAATCTTCTTCAATACTTAGCGGATTGTAGCGAAGATCAACTTGCCCGGTGTCTGGGTCGACAATTTGGTTGCGTTTCATTTGAGTCATAACACGTTGCATATATTGTTCGACATCTTGCGGCGCTATATTTCCAACATCAACGTAAAAAACCCTCCTTTCTGGAGAGCGAACGATACGATAAGCCATAACTGCATCTTCCATGAGAGTCAACTGACGCCAGATGCGGCGAGCCGGCTCCAAGATAGAGGTGCCATATGGAGAGTACTTGTCGTTGCCCAAGATACGAAAATGCGCGACCTGCCAGTTCTCAAGCGTCAGGCCGGCGGAGTTCCATTGGTATTGAACATAGTTGGGATTCTTATCATCTTCGCCTTCTAGCCGTTCGATCTCTGCCAGCGGAAGAGAGACAGCATATTTGATCCCTTCGCCTTCGTCAATATCTAAATATAAAAAGAAATCTCCAAACTTGCACATCGAGCGGGCCCAGCCGAAAAGATTGAACTCGATGTTTAAAACCTTAAACATTAAGTTCTCTATCTCAAGCTTAATTTCCTCGTCATATGTCTTTACTGTCAAGATCTTGTGAAGTTCTGAAGATGTAGAGATCTCATCTGCATATATGTCCATGGCAGAAGCAATTTCAGGCATGTACTCCATTTGATCAAAATCAATATACCTTTCAGCACGATTTTGATTTGACATGTAGTTGGCCGTCAGGTTGCCATACGCCGAGTGATGCTCATCTGACCTCTTGAATGTTTGGCCGCTGGCAGACTTTATCCTGCTGCTGTGCATGTCAAGCTGCGATCTTCGCATGCGACGTTGATCTTGCTTACGATATGTTTGCAGCGGGCCTGATAATAGCCTCGTCAGTTGTCTAAACAGTTTATTTTGTGGATTGTTTGGGTTTGATTTTCTATCTGCCATGTTGTATTATCCCTTCAGGAGCCATATATATTCTAGTTGTTGCTCAATAGCGCGACGGTCAGTAACCGCTTTGTGGCCTTCCATGCCAGAAATCGTCGTGTTCATTTTTGTATTTGATTTCGTCATGCAATCTAAAAACGCTTTCTTGTAGCTGATTTCTCTCTGGTTAACTGAGAATGCAATGTCTCTCACCCAACAGCCTATAGCACAAGACATAATTAGGTCGTCATTGTACTTTTTCATCGCTTGGGGTTTGCCATTGTGCCACACGAATGTTTTCATCTCATTATAAAGCCTTTTCGAATATATATTAATCATTTTGTTGCGAATAAACTCCTCAAACTTCGCGACGACAAGAGGCCTAGTCTTCGATGTCATTGAAAAGCCGACGACCGTATTAGTTGAATTCTCGGCAACGAGAGGGTCAACGTATTCATGAGTTGATTTATAAGAATAAAATAAGTTAGGATATTGTCGCTCTTGAAGCTTATCTAAGACAGTCCAGCCTACAGTATTGTTTTCTACTGCAACCATGCAGTTCCCATACTCTTTTCCTGCTTCCTGTACAATATTTGCAAATATATCAGGAGTTGGCTTGCCCTTGTATTCCGCGACGATTTCCATGGTTTCTATTTTGAAAATGTGAAAAGCAGAGAAATCTTTTCCGTCTCCTCTGGCGACGTCGCCTGCAAGAAGATATGTGAATTGTGGGTCGTGCTCTTCCCAGATCCAAAAATTCCTATCGAAACCTGTTCTATGCTTTGGATCTTTTATATTCTCCTCAACGCGTGTCATATCGTCTGGATGGAAAACAGTCTCTCCAGACATATTGAAGTTACATTCAAGCTCCTGGGCGATTTGGCGACGGGACATATTCCTCGTCTCGTTGTCAAACCATTCTCTGTCGCGGTCAGGATGGGCGTCCCAAGGAAGAGTTGTCAAATAAAAATCATTTGTATTTGACTGGGCGTCGACGCATGCCTGGTGAAACCAGTTGCCAACGCCATTAGGCGTCGAGAGTGCGATACACCGACCTCCAGTTGACAGCGTGGGATATAGGCCCGTCCACAGTTCCGCGAGACCTTCGACGTGAGCGGCCTCATCAATAACCAAAAGAGAGAGGGCCTCTGAACGGCCTGCGTCTCCAGAAGTTGAGCTAGCTTTAATTTGGGATTCATTTGAAAGTTCAAAAGAACTTCTATTGTCAATTGTAATATTTGCGATCGCAAGCCAATCTGGAAGATTTTTATGCATCGCCTTTACCTTTTTAACTAAATTTGTTGCAGTACCAAATTTGGTGGCGATAACAAGAATATTTTTGTCGCGATGGAAGTTCATCATCCAGCAAATATATGCAGCTGTAATCGTAGATATGCCGAGCTGGCGCGCCTTAAGGATAAGATTAAAGCGGTTATTGTTGAAATCCGATATTAAATTGTCTTGAAAGTCATATAGCTTAAAAGGGATAAGGCCTTTCATTGGATGAGATATTTTCACGTAGCTATTGATGAAATAGCCAGGATCTTTTCCACACCTTACAATCTCTTTTAAAGTCTCTTTTCTTGTCAAGTGTTGAGGCATGCTATTAAGCCTCTAGTTCTAAAAATCTCTTAAAGTCATCCTCTAAGCGGTCATCGCTTGGTTCTGAATGATCCTCTGAACCATCCATTCCACCGATATTATAGACCTTTGTTGCAGTTAGAAATACGCGGACTCTGCTTGTTGACTGAACAAGTATATCACATTCAGTTGGCTTAGTCAAAGTGAGAGCGCTGCCAGTGACTTTCTTGTATTCTTTCTTAAGCCACTTGACGATATCTCCCATCATCTTTTCGCACTCATTCTCTATGTTGCCGTCGTAGACGTCTTTGAGGAGTATGTCAGATTGATATGAAACGATTAGTTTTGTACCACCAACTCTAACGTTAAAACCATCCATCTTCCTGCTATCCACCATCGGATTGCCTTCTTCTCTTTTAAGACCAATTTTAATTGGCTCACCCTTATCATCTAGCGCGCCGTCGAAGGTATTTGCTGCTGCCTGCGCGATTCCGCGAACTATATCAAGTGTTTTTTGTGACATCTATTTCTCTCCTGGCCTCCAACCATCGAGCCATCTTGGCTCTCTATCTTCTATATATTGGATAAAGCATTTTTCGCAAGCTTCATACTTTAAATAGTATATATCATCTCTAATCGTCTTTATTGTGCTGTGACAACACGAACAACTTTTTAAACCAACTTTCGACTTGTTAGGTATGATATAAAAGCCATCTTTTAAAATCTTCTCACTGGTCGTTTCGAGCTGTCGCTTTCTAGATTCAAACTCATTTAGTTGTTCTTTGTAGTCCTTTTCTTTTTCAGGCGTCCATCCAGACTTTGGATTCTGGATTGCCTCTGGGCCATATTTTTTATTTATAGCTTTCTCAATAGCTGCAACTTTGTTTAAATCTTTTTCCATATAACAAGTAAAATAAATAACTCAATGGCTTGGGTACCATATTACAACATTAAAGCCCATTTGTTAACTCGTATCACCAAGTTTCATCCAGCGCACGGAGCCTCCACCGACGTCAATGCTATAAAGAATTACGCCTGTGCCGACTGTTAATGTTTTTGTTACACTCCCGCCAGTAGCGTCTTTAAAAGTTAGTTTAGGGGCGCCGGAGGATGTTGTAAGGCCGATAACAATCTTCACAAAGCCCGTGGCGGCGGCGTCCGCTAATGTTCCAGTAACATTGCCAGCCCCAGCAATAACTACGCTAACAGGTTTCGTTGCGTCCAGGTCGTCGTCTGATGTAATACTTTCGGCGCCTAAAACTATTTTTCTAAATAATCCGAAACTGTCTTGAGCTGAGTCTACGTTAGCTGCGACGTTGCCGGCTTGTGTGGAAAGCTGTAATTTTTTTCCAGATACCACCGGCTGCAGGGTCACATCACTTGAATCATTATTTATCTGTAAAAGTTTGGTGCCGCCGGCTGCAAAATAAACATCGCCGCCAGTGGCGTCTAAAATAATATCATGAGAACCGCTAATGTGGGTATCATTACTATCATCTTGAAGTCTCGTTGCCATTGTTTTCTCCTTCGTACCATAGCTACTATTATAGCACTATAGTTTTAATTTGTTTTTTAAAGTATCAATTATTGTCTTTAAATCTGTTATTTGTTCTTGCTGTTCTTTGACTGCCTCAACCAAAAGAGCAGTCATGCTAGCATAATCGATACCAAGAGTGTCTTGATTGCCTGCTTTATAAACAACTTCGGGAACAATTTCTTGTATCTCTTGGGCGATGAATCCAATATCGGCCTTACTATCAGAATTCCAAGTATATGAAACGCCTCGCATAGATAAAACTTTATCAAGGGGGTTTTCAAGAGTTGCGATATCGTGCTTCAAAGTTTCATCCGAATAAGTAATAAACGCATTTGCTTTCACGGTACCATAAGTGCTGTTATTGGGAAGAACCACGCCGGTGCCATTGCCAACAGTAACGATATCGCGCGCAGAGCCCGCGACCAGCGCGTTTAAAATAATGCTACCGTCTTCTTCTCCATCGGTAACATCCTCTGAGAGGGCTCTAACATATGCATAAGTAATCGCTTCTGGGGTGCCAGCGTCATTTTCACCAACAAAATTAATGTCACCTAACACATCGTCATCAGCCGCGTTGGCGCCGTCTTTGTTAAATTTAAGTATTGCGCCAGCGGCGTCATTATTCGTATTTTTAAGCTCGAAAACTGGTATAGAAGAGCCGCCGGACGACGCTAGAATAAGTCCAGTATCTTCAGCGTGAGTCAGTGTAATCTCTTTATCTGCGCCGAAATGAATCGAGCCCGAATTCGATAGTAATATAAGATCATCGCCTATAACTGCGTCTAGAGCAACAGATAAGCCACCGTCAGTTTGCAAGGATCCGTCGGTTGTTGAAGTGGCTGCTGTCGTATCGTCAGTCACAATCCTTCCGTCAGCCGAAACGGCGCCTGCGGTTGTTATAGTCACACCAGAACTGCCGATCCCGCCCCCGAAGGTTGCGCCGGCGGTGCAGACCATTGATGCCACAGTTGCAACGCCAGTATCAAGCGTACTAGAACCATTGTCAATGTTGCCGAAACCACTTGTAACACTACCAGCGTTCAACGCCCCCACAGTAACCATGTTTCCGCCGCCAACAGAGTTGGCATCGAAATAAGTCTGGAACGTTTGCACTGTCGTATGTTTCATAGTACCGGCGTCGTTGGTGAAGATACCATCGCCATTGGCAACGGCAGTGGTGCCTACACTAGAGCCGCCGTCCAAGAGCGCAAACTCAGCAGCAGTAACAGCCGAGGAGGCATCAGTCGCAGTGCCAGCCAGCGCAGGAATGTAATATGTACCTGCTGATAATGCTGGTAGTTTGAATGTCGCATCAGCTGTCGGGTCAACAACACCAAGAACTGTTTCGTGAGCATTTGGAGTAGTGCCCTCAAAAGTAAAGGAACTTGTAATATGAATAGTGGTGCTGTCCACAGTTGTTGTGGCGCCACTTACAGTCAAATCACCAGTGACCGTCAAGTTGTCGTTGATCGTGGTCTCCGAGGTGCTGTGACCAATACTAATTGCAGTTCCGGAAATACCAGTACCAATAGATACTGATTCGCTAGAGTTTGCAGTATCCACAATGAGGTAGGCATCGCTGCCTTGTTTAATCGTTAATGCGGTGGCAGAGTTGTCACTTACTGCGATATTAATATCTGTACCATCTGCGCTGATACTATCCAGTGCAATATCGCCGACATTGGTAACGTCCGCATCATTAAAAGATGTCGCGCCAAATGTGTTTGCTGCTGCTGTAGAAGTTAAGCCGGCTGCTGCAGTAACACCACCGCCATCTGCAATAGTAAGTGCGTTATCGCCGTCAGTATATCCAATATTGGCCGTTTGCACTTCACCAGAACAAAGCACGTTCCCTGTTGTTGTAACTGAATCGATATATGCGTCCTTCCAGCGTACGCCAGTTGTGCCTAAATCAACACTGCTGTCTGTTTGCGGCCCGAAGAGGGAAGCGGAAACATAAACTTGCTCTGCGTTATCCGTATAGAAATGTATTTCATTGGCAGTTTCAAAATCAATTTTGGTCTGAGCGTCTTCGCCTAGAACGAGATCCGTTGCAAGGACTGAGGTAATGCCTGTTTGTGCTCCGGCGAGCAGGACCGCGGTGCCCTCAACTGTAATTTGGCCAGATGATGCCCTTGCGATAGTCGTATCCGATGCGTGTCCAAGCTCAACTGTGCCGAGAACAACCAAAGCATCTGCAGACATATCCCATTGAACATACTTGCCTGTAGTTTCACCAAAGAATTTGAAGTCGACACCATGATTATCTGCACCACCAATCAAGGTGCCCTCGGTATTTCCATCTGCGTCCCAGTGTACACCAACATGAGCAGCAGTGCCAGCAGTGTACATATATAAATCTTGACCCGATCCTGCACTTGCGCCGACCTTCGTAACACCGCTGACAGTCAGCCCTTGACTGTTCGTAGTAAGTGTTGCGCCAGGTTCATCAATGGTCTTATCGTCTCCATCACAGGCCATAATAACACCAGCAGTAGTGAAAGTGCTTCCTGCAACGACGTCGCCGTCTTCGCCGCCGCCGACACTTGACATATCTGCAGATACATCCATGAACTGTTGCAAATACCAATTTGTTCCATCAAATGTCCACACTGTGATGTCACCTGATGCAGTAGTGATATTAGTTGAACCGCCCTTTAGAGTTCCACTCACATCAAAGATAACAGCACCAGTAGATATAACTGTGATTGTTTGGCCGGCGACTCCATCATCGAACGTTGTAAGTGTCTGTGAACTGGCATGAGTTTTGAAAAGATTTCCGGTCGCGACAGAAGGAGTCGTGTCGCTAGAACCAAATGTAACAAATGTTTCTGATGGACCGCTGAAGGCAGCTGCTCCAGCAACATGGAGCCTGCAGTTTGGACTAGCCGTTCCGATGCCGACGTTATCCATAAAGGAAACCGTGTTACCAGAACCAGATTGAAGAATTGAACCTGAAAAAGTAGTGGTGTCATAAAAAACACTAGAGCCACTCTTCTCAAACGTTCCTGAGACGTTTAAACCACCAGAGACCTCCATTGTTCCTGAGACGTTTAAACCACCAGAGACCTCCATTGTTCCTGAGACGTTTAAACCACCAGAGACCTCCATTGTTCCTGAGACGTTTAAACCACCAGAGACCTCTACTGGAGATCCGCCGGAAAGCGTGCCTTTAATTTTAACATTATTTTCAAAAGTAACAAGGCTTCCGGTTGTTGGAAGGATGTTATTTACATAAAGATTGCCCATGATTTATTTTTTCCCATAATAAATATGTTTAAAGTTCAGAAACATCTTTGATTTTTAAGACGGCTCCGGACTGTACAGTTAGTGTTATGCCATCGTTGAGCGTTATTGGACCCAACATTAAAGCATTATAGCCGGCCATAAGAGTAGTTGTTGCAGCAATGGCCGCCTTGTTCGCCACCATGTTGGCCATGACTCCGCCAAGAGCGATCAAAGTATTTCCATCAAAAGTTAAATTTGCCTCGGCGTCCAACTCTGTCGTTGTGGCGCCGATTGTAACCAGCCTGTTCTCGGCGTTGTTATTTAGAGCGGTGATTGTACCAACATTTGTTAGATTGGAGCCGTCGCCATAAAAGGCAGAGGCCGAGATGTTAACCGATGCAGAAAGACTCCCAACTGCCAAATGGCCAGTAACTGATAAGTCTCCTGCGACCGACCCAGTGCCGGTGAGCGTCATGCCTGTAAACTGAGGGCTGTCTCCGGTACCCACGCCGATCGACGTACGTAGTGTAGCGCCGGATTCTGCAACAGGATCAGTAGAGCCGTCTCCAACAATCATTTCGCCATCAGATAAAACGGCCATGGCCGTGACCGCTCCAGTGCCCGAGCCCAGAAGAACTCCTCCGTCCGTTAAAGTTGAAGCTCCGGTGCCGCCATCTGAGACGGGAACGTCAGTTCCGCCGGCCCTATAAATAATATTCCCTTCAATATTAACATCACCAGAACTGGCGCGTGACAAAGTAGTATCGCTGGCATGTCCTAGCTCAACATTACCAACAACTTTAATATTGCCAGTAACTGATAAGTCTCCTGCGACCGACCCAGTGCCGGTGAGCGTCATGCCTGTAAACTGAGGGCTGTCTCCGGTACCCAAGCCTAGAGATGTCCTAGCCGTGCTGCCATCTTCATAGGCAAAACTGCCAGAGCCATTTGCAACAATAAACTTGCCATCTCCACTGACCGAGCCGAGAGTTTCTAAGTCAGCGAATATTTCATTTGCCATCTTGCTAGCAACTATTGATCCAGCTAGCATAGCATTTTCTACAGCTCCATTCGCGATGGTCATCGCGCCACTAGCTGCAATCGTTGCATCTCCTGATACATTTGCGAAAATAGAATTCTGCAAGTCTTCGAAAAGAACTTTCTTTTCGGTGCCATTGTCAGAGACCATAAAATGATCTTGAGTTAAGTGGAGTGTTGCGCCGGCAACTGCACTAAGGGCATCAATGTCTGTTGAGCCGCCAGATCCAGGCAAGTTGCTAACTAATACTTTCTTTGTGGAATTGTCTGTAACATCCTGTATGACAACGTAATCACCAGAAGCTGCTGTTGTGCCAAGAGCAGAAAGCTCGCTAGCGTCCAGCGATAAGACTGTTTGGCCGGTGGATGTGGACCCGGATATGCCAGTGCCGGCGGTGACAGAGAGGTCGGACTTAAGTGACGCTAAATGAATATTTTTAATTATTCTTTCTAGTTCTTGCCTGGTGTAGCTGCCAATACTGTTGCGAACTCTAGAACCACGATTGGCCATTATTTTCCAATCTCCACTGAAGCATAAAATATACCAATTGACAAAAGAACGCCGGCGATGACGCCGCCAGCAAACCACCAATGAGAATAGTCATTCATCTCTTCTTTGAGGGCCGCGTTCAATTGTTTAATTTCTGTCTCTCTGAGCGAGAGAATATTTTTATTTAGAGACTTATAATTATCGAACTCGACTTGAAGCAGGTCTAAGCTTAGATTTTTATTCGTTAGTTCTTTTTGAAATTCCTTTCTAAGCTGCAGCTCGACCTCAGTTCTGAGGTATTTCTCGTTCGTAATCATCTTGGCTGCAGCGATAGAGTCGAGCAAAATTCCAGCATATGGCGCTTCCTCGTTCATCTCGATAGAGTAAACTTGTCCATCCAGTGGCGCCTGTGCAGGTGCCGCAGTGGGAAAGATTATAATTGATAAAGCAACAATTGTCGCTATCAGCTTACGAAACATATTCACCTCTCAACTAGTTGTGCATCCAAAATCTCAGCTATCCTCCTAGCTAATTCTTCTGGATTGTCTTCATACTCCTTAACCATCTCTTGCAGTTCCTGCTCTTTAAGTCCTTCGAGCTGCTCGATCTTTACATCAAACTGCCTCTCGATCTCTTTTAGTTTGTCTTGGCTGGCCTTAATAGCTTCTTTTTGTTTTTTGTCCTTCTCAGCATTGCTTTCATTGATAATCTCTATCTCTTTGTTGTACCTTTCTTTTTGTTCCTCAAGAAGCTTGAACATCTTGTTCTTCGACCCCTTGCCAGAAAATAACAACAAAATTCCCAGTATAAGGATAACGGGGAAATACCAATAATTCTTAAACCAAACCCAGGCTTTTTTCCAAAAAATCGCCGTCAACACTGCTATGCCCCATGCTTCCAGCGGGCCGCGATATCAACAAGCGCTTCTGAGCCAATATAGCATAAAGTGACTGCAACCCAGTCCTCACTTGTTAAAGAACTAGTTGCAACCAACCAAGTTGCGGTGCCCCATGCTAAAAATTTACGGGATATAAATCGATTTACGTGCTTGTCTAGCCACGCTGTTATTCTTGCCATGTTATAAGTCTCCTATTAATATAAATAGTTTACTCATTTACATATGCCTTGCCGTTATTTTTCTCAATTAATATCTGGCTGTCAACAATGTCCTTTAAAGAATCCAAGTGTGATATAAGAAGAACGGTTTTAAATTGAGTTTTAATCATATCAAGAATTCTAATAAAGCCTTCCATATTATCCGCATCAAGAGCTGTTCCAGGCTCGTCTAAAATAAAAACGTCGCCTTTTGGCAGGGTTGAGACGTTTAAAAGAGCCAGGCGTATGGCCATGGCGGCGATCGTCTTCTCTGCGCCAGAGCCCATTTCGATGGGGCGCGGTTCATGGCGAGGATGTTTAATTAAGATGTCAAGTTTTTTATCGTCACTTTCAAATAAAATTTCAAAATCAACAATATTGGTCAAAATTTTTGATACCTCGTCATTAATAATGGGCAGGTGCTTCTTAATGATGTCGTAAGAAATACCATTAGCATGCATGCAGCGCATGAAAAGATCAGCCGAGGTAAATTCGCTCCTCATGTCTTCGAGGTATTTCTTCTGCTCTTCAAGCTCTGTGTTTCTCTGTTCTTCTCGGCCGGC